GATTTATTATTTCTTGGATTTTTGTTTTATTGGATTTTTTTATTATTTTGATTATAATAATAAAAAGATAAATGTCTACCGAACAATGGAATATAAAAAATAGTTTATATCATAAATCATTACCAACCACTATAGCATCTATTAAAAATATTATAATTGAATCAGACATTGATATGCAACATCATAATATTTTAAATTGCCAAACATTAAATAATTTTTTGGTTCATAAGAAGATTAATCATCCCATTATTAAAGGTTCTTTAATGTCTTACGATTTAAACAATGAAGTCTATACTAACGATATAATAGTTAATACTGATAACATAAATTTAGCTTCTAAAAAAATAACAAACTGTTCTGAAATAAATCATATTAAGTTCAATGATAAAAACATTGATTTTTCCAATAAACGACTATCTTCTATTGGAAATCCAAAATTTCTTAATGATGGAATTAATAAAGGATACCTATTAGAACAATTATTAGTTCTTCAGAACCAAATTGATATATTAAAACAAGAAATTAGCATTTTGAAACTCTCTTTAGGTACTTAAATCAAATTTTAACTTCTTCCGGCTCCGCCGTAGCGGAGCTTGATTCTCCTTTTTCGGATAATCCGTTTTCGGATTCTCCTTCTGGCTCCGCCGTAGCGGAGCTTGGCTCCGCCGTAGCGGAGCTTGATTC